TCAACAAAGAAAAGTTTACTTCTTATGTAAGAAGTGGTAGAATAGATCGTCTAGATTGGATGTTCTCAGATGAAAACCCAGTACAACAAGGACTAGAAGCATTATGGTAAAAGTAATTGCAATGGGTGGTGAACCAGCAACAGGCAAGACCACTCTGATGTTTAAATTGATTTCAATGGCTAACGATTGGCAGGTTGTTAAGCCACAAAAACTTCTTGATGCAATGTATTCCAAGAAACTCAATCTTTATATTCTTGGCAAGTATGCAGATGATGGTAACGTGTTTCAAGGAACAGATCGGTTGAGCATGGCAGTGCAGCCTGATGCTGAGAAGTTTTTCAGCACTCTTGAATATGAATCAAATGCAAATGATCATTCAGTGAATGTAATCTTCGAAGGTGATCGTTTATTCAATGGTAAACTGCTGGATAAACTTTCGGAGTGGTTTCCAAATTCATATAAGGTTCTTGTTCTGACCGCATCTCATGGAACAAAAGAACAACGTCATGTAGATCGAAAAGATGATCAAGATGATAAGTTTAAGAATTCTCGTGCGACAAAAATCTCCAATATCATGGGTTCGCTAACGCTCATGGACTATATAGAGACAATGGTCAACGAAAATCTCGATGATCAGGCAAAGATCATTGACTATATTAGAAAATTTTACAACTGGAGTGAATAATTATGCAGTTAGAAGTCTCTGTAGAAGAACTACGCAAGAATAAACTATTTGTTGCAACCCCAATGTATGGCGGCTCTGCACATGGCATGTATGTAAAGTCATGCCTTGATCTTCAATCTGTTTGCACACAGTATGGCATTGAAGTTCGATTCTCGTTTATCTTCAATGAATCTCTCATTACTCGTGCTCGCAATTATCTCGTAGATGAATTCCTTCGTGCAGAAGGTTTTACGCATCTTCTCTTTATTGATGCTGATATTCATTTCGATCCACGCGATGTAGTTGCATTGCTTGCCTTGAATAAGGATGTCATTGGTGGACCATATCCAAAGAAGTCCATTAAGTGGGGTGCTGTAAAGGAAGGTGTCAAGCGTCATCCTGACATCACTCCTGGCGATATGGAAAAACTTGCTGGCGATTTCGTTTTCAATCCAGTTCCTGGCACCGAGAAATTCTCTGTTGCTGAACCAGTTGAAGTTCTCGAGATTGGTACTGGCTACATGATGGTCAAGCGTGAGGTATTCCCAAAGTTTGCTGAAGCATATCCACAATTGAAGTATCGTCCAGACCATGTTGGTCAAGCCAACTTTGACGGCTCGCGTTACATCCATGCGTACTTCGATACTGTCATTGATACAAAGGAAAATGGTGGTCGTGGATCAGATCGTTATCTGTCTGAAGACTATATGTTCTGTCAGTGGTGGAGAAATATCGGTGGTCAGATTTGGTTGTGCCCATGGATGAAGACGCATCACGTCGGTACATATGCATTCACTGGTGACATGCCAGCCGTTGCAAACTTCGTCGGATCTCTATAATCCTATATGATTGTTGGACTCGTTGGCTTCATTGGAGCAGGGAAAGGTACAGTCGCGGATCTCTTGGTTGAGCGACATGACTTTTCCAAAGAAAGTTACGCAAACAGTCTCAAGGATGCATGTTCAATCATCTTTGGTTGGAATCGCGAAATGCTCGAGGGTAACACTCCAGAATCTCGAGCATGGCGCGAGCAAAAAGATGAGTGGTGGTCAAACAAACTTGGTCGTGAATTCTCACCAAGATTGGCACTACAACTGATGGGCACAGAGGCAGGACGGGATGTTTTCCATCCTGACCTCTGGGTTCATACTGTAATGCGTCGCAAGCACCCTGGAACAATTATGTGATTGCTGATGTGAGATTCCCAAATGAAATCAAGGCTATTCGAGATTCTGGGGGACGTGTTGTTCGCGTTCGTCGTGGTCCTGATCCTGAGTGGTATGATCTTGCTCGAGACTGCAATCTGGGACGCCTTCAACAAGAAGTAATGCGCAACGCATATCCAGAAGTTCATTATTCAGAATGGGCTTGGATTGGTTCAGAATATGATATTGTTATGGACAATAATTGTTCATTAGATGAGTTGAAGACAAGGGTTGACAATTTAGTTGATTCGTTATATAATAATCGTGTTGAGCAAATTGAGGATGTTAAATTATGAAACTTTCTGAAAACACCGTACAAATTCTAAAGAACTTCTCTGGTATCAATCAGAGTCTACAATTCAAAGAAGGTAATACTTTGAAGACCATTTCTGGTCTCAAGACTATCTTTGTTGAAGCAACTGTCAATGAAACTTTCCCAAAAGAGTTTGCATTGTATGATCTAAACAAACTTCTTGCAAAGGTTTCTCTGTATAAAGATGCAGAGTTGGGTTTTGATGACGACAAGTTGACTATCAATACTGAGAACAAAAAGAAGTCTGATTATATCAAGTATTGTTCACCGAAGGTTATTGTAACTCCACCAGAGAAGTCAATCACATTTGGTGATCCAGATTGCTCATTCAGTCTATCTCAAGAAGATCTTGATTGGATGCGCAAGAGTGCTGGTATCTCTGGTTCGCCAAACTTCGTATTTGAGAGTGATGGCTCAGTTATCAACTTTATTGCAACTGATATCAAAGATGATTCTGCTGACCAATCTAAGATTGAGATTGGAACCAGCGATGGTAAGAAGTTCCGCGTAGTAATGAAGGTCGAAAACTTCAAACTTCTTGATGGTTCATATGATGTTTCTATTGCCAAAAAGGGTATGGCGCGATTCAAGCATAAGACTGTCGATATCGTTTACTATATCGCAATTGAAGCCGCAAACTCGACTTTTGGTGAGGAATAATTATGGCTATTGATAAAGCAAAGGTTCTGGGATGCCTCCAGGAAATCTCAAACTCGTTGACTCGTATTGAAGCCGAACGAGATTTGATTCGTGAGATCCTTGCGAAGATGCAGGATGAGTGCGAGATTCCAAAGAAGTTGGGTCGTAAACTGGCAAAGACTTATCACAAGCGTAATTATGAGGAGGAAGTTGCAGAGCAGACTGACTTCCAGACCATTTACGAAAACGTGGCTAAATAAGTCTATTGGGGTGCGGCTTTCTTGCCGACGGTACTATCCGCCAGACTGCTCATCGTGAGGGTTCACCTCCTCCACCCCATCTTCTCTTTTAGGAATATATTATGCATAAATCTGAATTGCCTATTCTAATCGTAATTCTGTTGACCGCAATTTTCGCTCTTGCGAACACATACTTCCATTGGATTCCGTATTCTGCACCTCCAGTCATGTTGATGATTGGGATCGCATTATATTCGTTATGGGAGCATAAACGTGGCAACAAGACGTAATTTTTTCAAGTATCTTGGACTTGCTGGTGGTATTGCTGGTGGTGGCGTAGTTGCCGCCGCAGCCGTTTTACCAGATTCTGAAAAAGCAAGGTGTATCAAGGAAATTGAATCTACTGGTTACAATGGCAAATTAGCCATTGGTGCTGAGTATGGTGAACTGCTTCCGACAGAACCTAATACATTCCGTTTTGGATCGCAGTTTGTTCCTGGAACTGAACGACATGTAAAGGCAAGTATGACCGTCGGACCAGATGGCGAGATGTACTTGTATACAAACGGTAAATGGCGTAGAATAGTAACTGAGTGACAAGGAGTTTTATATTATGGTTGAAGCATTGTGGGTTGAAAAATACCGTCCTCATACTATTGCCGATTGTATCCTTCCTGAGGAATACAAGTCCACTTTTCAGTCGTATGTAGATCGCAAGGAGATTCCTCATCTTCTTCTCTGCGGTGGACCAGGCACTGGTAAGACTACGGTTGCACGTGCGTTGTGTGATGAAATTGGTTGTGACTATTTGATGATCAATGGTTCGGATGAGTCAGGCATTGATACCTTCCGAGTTAAGATCAAGAACTACGCAAGTTCAATGTCTCTTGGCGGTGGCAAGAAAGTCATCATTATCGATGAAGCAGATTATCTGAATCCAAACTCAACTCAGCCAGCCATGCGTGCTGCGATGGAAGAGTTTGCTCATAACTGCACTTTCATCATGACTTGTAATTATAAGAATCGCATTATTGAACCACTGCATTCTCGTTGCGCTGTAATTGAGTTTAAACTTCGTAAAGAAGATAAACCTAAGATGGCAATGGCATTCATGAAACGCGCAGCAGAGATTTTGGCTGTTGAGAAAATCCCATACGATAAATCAGTTCTTGCAGAAGTTGTAAAGAAACACTTCCCTGACTATCGTCGAGTGTTGAATGAACTTCAGCGATACTCTGTTAGCGGCAAAATTGACTCTGGCATTCTCACTAGCATTGCTGATGTGTCATTAAATGATTTGATTACATCGCTCAAAGATCAAAACTTCGGAGCAATGCGTAAATGGGTTGCCGACTTTGGTGGTGATGATCCTGCAAAAATCTATCGTAAGATCTATGATAGTTTATATGATGTGATGGATAAGTCTACGATTCCAAATGCAGTTTTGATTCTCGCAAAATATCAGTATCAATCTGCATTTGTTGCTGATCAGGAACTGAACCTCACCGCATGTCTCACTGAGATGATGGTGGAGTGTAAGTTCAATGGCTGATCTCTTCAAAGAAATTATTCCGTC